AGGTAGTCTTGTTTCTGAGTGCGCCAGTGATTACGTACTACGTCTTGGTCTAATTCTTTATAAGCTGTCTCATTCTTGGCATAGTCCATGCCTAGTTCGCCTATGAGTTTCTTTGCTTTTAATCTTAACTGAAACTCTTTATTCTTCTGTACGCCATCAGCGATTTCTTTCTCACGCTTAAGTCTTGCTACTTTACGTTCCTGTGCTTGTGATTCAATAGCAGGAGTTATAGCAGAAACAAACTGAGAGAGTGCGCTTGGTCCTTGTGGTTGTGATACAGGCTTAACGTAGGTGTCAACAGGTGCCGCTACTGGTCTGAGGTTGGCCTGTGTTGGGCCTTGAAACTTTCTTACTTGTGGTCTTTGTGCCATAGTATCCTCTTAAGTTACCAATGAAGGTGTGCTACCTAGAGCAGGTGCTACAAAGTTAGGAGCAGCTTTAGCTTTACTTAATCCACCAAATAAACTTTTACCAGTTACATCTTTTTCAGCAGCGTAGGCCGAAGCAACTGCCCCAATAGTGTGTCCTATTAGGCTAGGCTGTTGTCCCTGTGGTACGCTGTTAATCCGATTAAGCATTTGTGCATTTACGCCTAGCTTCTGGTCTTCTATCTGCTCTAATGTAGCATTGACGTTATAATCTATTACATCTGAAGCACGTAACTTTCTAGCCTCTACATCTGCTATCTTTAGTGCTTCTGTCTGACCTACAAAACCTGACTCATTTACTTTTCTAGACTCTGCTTCCTGTAGGGCTGCAATCTGTAGTTCAAACTGCTGTCCTGCGGCGGCTTCTGCTTCCTGAATGGCTCTTCTATTTAAGCCTTGTATCTGTATATCTCTAGCTTGTGCTGAAGCTTGCCAGTTACGTTGATGTAGAGCGTTCTGTTCATCAGCTGCTCTCTTAGCTTCCATAAATCCAACGACAGATTTACCTATCGTTAGCATAGTATATGGGTCCATTATCGTATCCTCACAAATTCTAAGAAGGGTTTGTCTCCTACACCCCACGTATCATGTTTCTTTATAAATGTGAAGCCTACAAACTTTAGCCAATTAATAGCTAATGTGTATTCTGCATCCACAGCATTAGTTAGAAGTGGGTATCTACTACTCATCTCATCTACCCATTTACGTGAACCACGCAGGAAGGGTAGCCATACCTTACGGATAGCAGGTGTGGTGAGTAACCAAGGAACTGCTGTCAGTTCGTCCTGCTCACATACACCATAGATACCTGCTATCTCTTCTGTCTCTGTTACAACAATAGTCCAACACTCTGTGGACTCATCTAAGCCTAACTGTAACGCTTCTCTAGTACTGCCATGCGAAGCTAACACTTCCTGTGCATCCTCTGGTCTTAAGTTATCTATCAGATAATCTACATCTGCCTGAGTACTCTGCCTCACATGACCTTTCATTACATTCTCCTTGAACGTAGTACGTAGAAGCCTTCCCACTCTGCTGATTGGAATGTGCAGGGTAGATGACTACTACTCTTTAGAGTTACGGTTGTACTAGTAGACTTACCTAGCACACCAAAGCGGTACGTGCCAGAGTCAATAGCGGCCTGATTTAATATGTTAGTAGCACCACCTACGATACGTCCTGTAAACTGTCGTGTGTAGGGTGTCCTTCTAAGTGGTGTCACATCTACCTCAAAGAAACCTGACTTGTCATATACGACTGCATAGTTTCTTAGTTGTAGGTGTCCTGTTGTAATAGGTTTGTTTTCTGATTTAACTACTGGTTCTGAGAACTCGTACTTAAATGTAAATGGTACGCCAGCAAACACTACCTCACTATTAGACAGCTTACCTGCTACAGCAGACAGAGGTATAATCTTACCAGTCTTGTCTACGTAGATAGCAGTAGCATCAGTGTAGGGTAGAGTAGTCGTTCCACCTGATTGTAGGATTACTCGCCTATCTAGGTGTACTGAGAAGCCACCAGTAGTGTAGGTGGTAGCATCGTCCACTGAAAGGTTGATACGCTCTAGGAACAGGTCGTTGCCCCTTTTAAGCAGTATTGTAATATCTGCTAAGTTAAACGAATAACCTATGACATCACCACCAAACACCCAACGTGACCAAGAAGCCTGTAGCTTCTCCCTGCCCTGCCAGTAGTATCTATATACATATAGTGCTGTAGGGTCATTGTCAGATTGTACAAGTATCATGTCCTCATTAGAGGATGCTTGAATGTTCTTAATCTCACCATTTAGATACTCAGGTACGTGTGCTGTAATCTCTGTAGCATCGTTAGTATCTGTGTCAGAGTCTACAAAGTACTCCCACATACCAGACCATGCACCACGCTTAGATGCGAAGTATACATACTTACCTGACTGTGCTGGCTTGGCCCTTAGGCTAGCCTCAAACTCTGTAGTGTTAGCTACATTAATAGTCTCTGGTGTGAGTACAGGGTCAGCAGTGACCTTGAACTGTGTAAGGTCTGAGAAGAGCAGTAGGCTCTCGTTAAAGGGTACTGCGTGTTTAAGTATACTAACCTTGTTAGAGGACACTGCAACGTCTATAGGGTCACTGTCCACGATAGTTAGTACAGACTTACGGAAGAAGTCAAACTCCTCAAACTCACCAGCACGTGAGAAGATTACATTCTCATCTGCTAGTACACCTAGTCTATTCCTGTGAAAGAAGATGTCTGCTAACTTAAAGTCAACAAAAGAGGGGAAGGGGTTAGTGTCATCATCACCTACTTTTCTATCTTTGTAGGTTACAGGGTCAAACTGGAAGTCACCACTAGCCAGCTTAATAAGCTTGTGAGGCATAGTAGATGCGTCTAGCTGTGTTAGTGCGGCTGGTTCTACAGTTTCTTTCCATACACCCTCGTCAGTAAACTTGACGTAGTAATCATCCTGTGCTTTCTGATTGTCACCAGATACTTTGATTACAAAGTTGGCTGGTCCCTCAGTAGGTAGTTTCTTAAAGTCTTGTGTCTCGTCCTTGAATACAAGTAAGTGGTCCCCACCGTGTGAGTCACCTACTTCTACTTCAAAGTCAGTACTATTAGTAGACCTAATCCATAGTACAGAACCGTAACGTGTTATATCTAGTCCTGAGATAGCACCACTGTTTGTGATATTATCATAATAAGTTGTACTGACAGTACCGCTACTAAACTTACGTAAGTTGGTAGCAATCAAATCTGTTGATGCACCACGTTCTGCGTTCTGTGTGAGTGATGTACTAGACTGTGTACTAGACTTAGTAGCAAATTCAATAGTGCCAGTACTACCACCCTTTGTCAGTTTCAGTCTATAAGTAGAAGAGTAGTCAGCCTGTTTGACATACACTAATGCCTCAGGGTTACGTGTAGAGGCTGTAGCCGTACCTTTAGCTATTGTAGTATTCTTGTTTACAATAAACGTAGAGTCTGCAATAGAGACAGCGGCTAGCTCTTTACTAGGGTCAGTCAGTCCTGACAAGTAAGAAGCTGCGTTGTTAGTGACAGTCTTGGATGTGCCATCCTTGTCAAACACCCTGATTACACCAGCAGTATCTACCACCATAGAGTAAAACTCATTCTCATCTCTACGGATAGTATGTACAAATGCCTTGTCTAGGTCACTAATAGTACCTAAGTTAGCTACATGGGTAGTGCTAGGACGCTTAGACAATCCTGATACCACACTAGATAGTCCGTTCTCCTGCACCTCTGCTTGTGTGTTAAGGCGTAGGGATGGTGGCTGTTGTGATACCCCATTGATGAGGTTTGGTATGGATTGACTGATGAGTGCCATTAGAGTGTTCTCCTACCCTGCCTATCAATGATAGAGTATGTGTCATAGTTATCAAAGATGTTATGGTCATCTGCGGCCTTGTCAAACTCTTTGAGTTCCATTAGCGCAGTCATCTCATCTCGTTCTTGAAAATCATGTAGTGTATTAGAACCAACCACACGGTCTTGGAATACTCTCGTAGCCTTCAGTACTATATATCTCTTAGCTACCTCAGGTAGGTCATCAAAGTTTAATTGAACTACAATGTCTAACTGAGTAGAGGCACCTATAGCAAAGGTGTGGTTAGTCCTATCATACATCTTAAGACCACGCTGGACTAGATTAGGACTATTAGCCGATAGCGTAGCGTCAGCACGTAGGATGTCGGTACCTAATATAATGTGTCCGTTAGTATCCTGTGCAAAGCTCTTATTTAATTCTGTGTTGAAGTGCCAGCCCATAGACTGTACTTCTCTATCTATTGTGTTTAATATTGTTTCAGCTACCTCTGCCTCAATAAGACCAGAGGATAAACTACTTACTGGTGCTTCGCCAATGGCAGAAAGCATTGTGTTCACTGCATCTAATTGTGTTGTTCCTGCCATATCGTTTACCTTTATGCTTTCCACTTAGTCTTGTTGGCCCAATAAGCCGCACTTGACGGTCCTTTGGCTATGTTCTTGGCATGACGAGACTTAAATGCTTTGCGTTGTTTTGCTGATTGATTAGTCTTAGCACCTCGCTCACCAAACCTAATTATTTTAGGTTTATCCTTAGTGCCTACTAACACAGCATGTGACTTCTTACCCTTAGGGGAACTCTTTGGTATCCGTAGACCCCTAAATGTTTCTCCTGCGTGTGTAATGCTCATCTTATTTCTTCTTCATATACTTGTTCTGAACAGGCTTACCCACCTTCTTGGCTTCTTTCTTAGCGGCCTCTTGGCCTTTCTTAGTATACTTAAAATGTTTTGAACCTACTTGTGGCATAATTATTTCCTATACTGTGCTGTCTTCTTAGCAATCTTGAGGGGTTGACGGACAAACTGTTTACCTTTGCGCGAACCTTCACGCTTTGCTTTGGTAGTAGCAGCGTACTCTGATGCAGACAACGACTTAATAGCCGCCTCTGGTAGGTAACGCTCACCTGTCTTAGCAGATGGCTTACCAGACTTAGTACGCCACTTCTGTTTGGTCCACTTCTTAAGGCTTTCCTGAGGCTTCTTCACGATGTATAGCCCCCACCTGCTTTCTTGTAACGTGATGCAAGTAGTTGTGCTTTACGAGCAGACCATTGACCAGCGTTACCGCCCTTGCTTCCAGCTTTAATGCTATTGAACATACGCTTACGCATGGTAGGCTTAGTGTAATTACCTGCCTCGTTTACACGTGACTTCTTAATTTTTAATTTATTCATAACACCATCCAATAAAATGGAGAGAGGCTCTAGAAACCTCTCCCCTTTGTTATGTTAAGCGTTAGCGTCAAGCAATGCGATACATGATGCAGGACGTAGGACGTTATGGCCCATTGCGTACTTAGCAACCATGAGTGTACCCTGACGGTTAATCTGATACTCAGACTCCATGCCAAGGTCAAGCAACTTAACAGTAGCTACTGCTTCTGGTGTAAAGACAAAGCCTTTAATCAGTGAAGCTTCTGCTACCATGTCACGCCCATCAACAGCGGCTGTCGGTAGGTCGTAGTGTGTTGTACGGCCTGAACCAGCAGTGTTTGCTAGTGGTGCATTGTCTGCTGTCTTACCTTCGGCAGCATCACCTGTAGTGAAGTTCTGATACAGAGCAGAGACGTCAGCATGGTTAGACATGATTACAGGAATACCTGCAATAGCTGGAACCATACCTGAAGCAACAGAACCGTTACCACCGAAGTCTTTGTTCATGTATGTTAGCTTAGAGCCATCAGTTACATCCATCAGTGCATAGTACTGTGCTGGTGGAAGGACAACGACTGCGTTCTCTGACGGAATGTTAGAGATGTCCATTGTCTTCTTAGCGTCAAAGATAGCTTTAGCAATCTTCGCAGGGTCAAGCAGGTCAGCAGTAGCTGTACCAACAGTGACGTTACCAGTAAAGTCTTCTTCACCAAATGCTTTGTAGTCTTGGATAAGACCAGCGGCGGCTGTGGCGTTAGTTGACAGGGCAGCCTTAACGAGCATACGTGCTACGTTACGGTCAGCTTCGTTAGCCAATGCAATACCAGCTTCTTTAGAGTAGATGGAACGTACATCGTAGTGGTTAATTGCTTCATCAATGTTAGCAATGAACTGGCTAGAGATGAGCAAGTCATCAATAGTTACAATGCGTTCACCAGCGCGAATAGAGCCACCAGTGATTTCGTTTCCGGGGGTCAGGTACTCAGCAGTTGCGCGTCCAGTCATTGGAAACGATGCGGATTTACCTTTGCTGATTGTACGTGTACGTACTTTATCAGATAGTACTTTCTTTTCCTCATAGGCAGTCAGGACTTCTCCAGCGTACAGCTTAAGAAAGAGGTCACGAACGTCACCTGTGAGGTTATTCTGGCCTTGGAAGCTTACGCTATAGGCCGGATTTGAAGCAGCTTGTGCCATTTTATTACCTCGTTAGTTTTAAGTTTTAGTTGTGCCTCAACTTTACTATACTTTCTCCAACAGATTGTCCCTCGCAAGGGGTCAGGGGTAGTCGTGTCTAGTAACTTTGAGTAGGGTTTCCCCTTCTAAGAACACCAGTTAGATGTGCTTAGAAGGAGAGAGGAAGGAAAGGAGACTTCCTCAATCCCATGCAACATGTTAGAACAGGCTAGATTTAGCTAACTTATTAGCTACCAGTTGCCTGTAGGCAGGGTCTTTAGCGTATCTAGGGTCACTCATAGCAGCAGTGAGTTCCGCATTACTTTCAAAACGCCCACCTGAGGATACAGAAGCTGTCTGTCCCTGTAGTAGGGAAGGTTCTGCCTCAGAACGATAACGTGCGTTCAGACCTTGGATGGCAAGTCTCATAACATTAGAGTCTCTTGATTCCATCGTTGCATTAAAAGCATCAATCTCATTGTCGGGTAAGTTATCTGATGCCCATTGTACCATGTTAGTATATTGTTCTTCACCACCTGTGATGGAGTACATCTCAGAGGTTACTTGAGTAGCCAAGGCATCCTGCCCTGCTACCCATGAGTCTACCATAGACTGTGGGAAGCCAGCTTCTTCTAATGCTTGATAAGCTTCAGCAGACAATTCACCATTCTCTGCATACTCTTCCTCAAACACTCCAAAGTCTAGACCCTTACTATCTAGTAGTTCAGATACCTCAGAAGCAGACTCACTGCCTGTAGCTTCTACTGTCTCTGTTTCTTCTATCTCGTCACCCTTGCCTAGCTTAGTCTCTAATGCAGAGTAAGCTTTAGCCATGTCTTCGGGTGACTTAAATTTCTCAGGTAGCCATTCAGGACGTTCAGGGTCTTGCTGGCTACCCTCTACTTTCTCAAGCATTTCTTTCACATGTTCTTGAGATTCAGGTTCAGGTTCTTGATAAGTGTTAATAGCTTCTGCCATCTATTACTCCGCTTCTGTCACAGCCTTTGCAATCTGAGGTCCAGCACTCTGTGCCATACCTGCGGCTGTCTGTTCTAACATTTGTTGTTGTTGCATTTGTTGTTGCATCATCTGTTCTTGTTGCTTCTGCTCTGCTGATTTAATCAGGCCAGAAGTATCAATCCCTAGTGATGCGGCTAGTCTATCAATGTAGTCACCTAAGTTCATCTCACTCTGAATAACCTCAGGACCAAGTGGCTGAAGATACTGTAAGAATGTAGCGAGTTTGTTTAGGTCTTGCCCTCTACCTAGTGCTTCAATACCTGTAACAACAGTAGGTTTAACACTGTCCTTAGGCATCTTAGGCATCTTGCCCTGCTTGACAAGAGACTCAAGAAGCAGATTAATAAGAGGTAGTTGGAACTCCTGAGACAGGATTGAGTATACACCACCTAGTGCAGTCTCTAGTTCCTGTGCCATGAA